CTTTTTTCGCCTGCCCGGATATTATCCAGTCGGTGATTCCTGCAGCCGCTGCCAGGGCGCCCATCCCCGCAAGCCCTGACGATAACCATGATCCGATGCCATACCCAGATCCAGAACTGAAGTTCGGCATAGAACTGGAGCTCGACCCTGGCCCAAGCCTGATCGGCTGGCTCCCGCTCGGCAATCTCAGCGGAGGCTGCCCTCCGTTCAAGCTGAAGGGGTTCCCGATTGGAGGGAAATACAGAATTGGAGTCCCGTTTCCGGGCAACCCACCCCCAGGCGTTCCGCCGCCTGGGTTCCCGCCGCCGTTCCCGTTGTTGTAGTTCGGCCCTTGGAAGGTGTTGTAGTTCGGCCCGTTGAAGGTGTTGGTATTCGGCCCCGCCTTGGGCGTCGCGGTGCCCGGTTTGTTCAGCACCGTGTCAGGTGTCGATATCGGCGGCGTTACGGTCGTTTTGTTGTTTCCGAACAGACCCTTGAGGAAGGTCCACCCGCCGCCGAACAGGTTGCCGACCGCCTTGCCGGTCTTCACGCCCCAGTTGATCAGCTTGAAACCGGCGAACGCCAGCGCGATCTGCGGCAGGAATTGGATAATCCCCGCAATGACCGGCTCGATCTTGTCCCAGTTCTGCGCCAGGCTGTTGAGCCAGTTGATGAGCGTGTTCACCAGCTGGTCAATCGCGCCGGTGATCCCGCCCAGCACCTTCTCGCCGTCCACGTCCACGCCCGCGAAGGCGTTGGCGCCAAAGTCCCGGAAGGGTTTGAGCAGGTCCCATTTGGCGTTGATCCACTCGATGAAGGGGGTCATGACCTTTTTGACGTTGTCCCACAGTTCGCCCAGTTTCGGGATGGTGTTGGCGATCCAGTCGCCGATGCTGGTGCCCATGTCCGCCATTTTGGCGGCGAGGGTGTCCGCGTAGGGCAGCATGGCCACTAAAAGCGGCGTCAGCGCGTCCAGGATGTTGCTCCCGGCCTGTGCGATGCCGCCCTCGACCGTTCCTTTGATAGAGTCCCAGATGCCCGCGCCCGTGGACGCCTTGCGCGCCTCCGCGCCCATGAACCGGTCCGTCAGCGTGCGGCCCGTCTGGTCCTTGACCTTGAACGGGTCTCCGTTCGCCGCGTCCATCGCCTCCTGCGTAACCTTGAATCCGTACTCCGTCATACGGCGGTACTGACCCATGCTCATGTCCAGGATGGCCTCGACCGCGTCCCAGGTGGTGGAGCCGTACCGCTGCGCCGCCATGTCCTGGGCGGTCCGCAGGATGCCCTTGGCCGCCTCCATGTCGCCGCCGGTCCCGGCCAGGGCGTGCGCGCCGGCCGCAAAGACATCGTCCACGGATGCGGTCGTTTTTGCCGCAAAGTCAAGCAGCCAATCCGTATACGCCTTGGCCTGCGTCTGCACCTGGTTCTCCGTCAGGTTTCGGTTCGCGGCGAATACGTTGTGCTCGATGCTCGCCTGGTACTGCTGCAGCGTCGCGCCCTTGCCCAGGGTATAGGTCATCGCGCCGCCCGCAATGCCCAGCGTGATTATGGCGCCCTTTGCCAGGGACTTTAGGATGTCTGCCGTCTTTCGTAGCCCCGCCAGCGCCATGTCCTTCAGTTTCAGCGTCACCAGCAGCGGCTTTTTAACCAGGTTCTTGATGTCGCTGGTGACCGGCTTCATGTCCCGCTTGAAGTTCTGCGTCCGGGCCGCGATGTTGATGCGCAGGTCCTTGATTTTGTCCAGTTGCTTCCGCACGTCCGCGATCACGCCGGTCGCCTGTCGACTTTGGATTTTGATTTCACGGCGCTTTTTGGCTTCCCGGTCCAGCACCCGCGCCGCCGCGGTCACCTGCCGCTGGAACTGGGACGTAGCCCTGGCCGCCCGACGCATCCCGCCCGAATAGTTCTCCTTCATGTTGAAGAAGGTCGTTACCGTCCGCGCCATGCCCTCATCTCCTCATCTGCAGGATGTCAACCGTCGGAAACACGTTCCGCGACGACTTCAGCACGTCCTCGATGTCCTCGCGTTCATGCTCAAAAAACGCCCGGATCACCAGCCGCTCACCCGGCGGCATTGCGTAGAAAACGGACGGCCTGATGCCATGACGTGTCCAGTAGTAGTACATCATTTCCACCAGACCGTCCGTCTTGATTAGTTTTTTACCGATTCGACCGCGCCGTCACCATAGCCGGATAGCTCCTGGATGGCGTTGAACAGCTGCGCCACTTCTCCGGGCAGCAGGAAGTTCTTTTCCTTCACCAGGATTTCAGGCGTGGCGGCCTCATAGGCATCCAGCAGCTCGCGGCTCTTCAGGTCCGGGTCGATGCATCCGTACAGCACTGTCATGCACTGCAAGGTCGAGCCGTCCATGTTCTCCAGCTCGCCCTTCTTGGACAGTTTCATGGCGGCGTCCTGCGCGTCCTGAATCTCCTCGCCCGTCAGCGCCCGCAGCGTGAAAATGACAGGCTCTCCCACCGTTTCGCTCAGGCGCTTGATTTCCACTTTCCGCTTCGGCACCAGCTTCAGCTTGCCACGGTCAGCGCCCAGCAGGACCGCCAGGGTTGTTTTTGCGCTCACAGCTCCCTCCTTAGGCATGGCTCACCACGCTGACCGGCTCCCAGTCCGTAAACGTGAACGGCATTTCCTGCTCGCCGATTACGCCCAGCTCCCAGTTGACAAGCGGCAGCGTGGTAAACTGCACGCCCTTGAGCAGCACGCGCTCCGTGCCGAATGCGGCGGGATCTGCCAGTTGAGACAGCAGCGTAAACTCAGGATTCACGCCCCCTTTGACCGACGCGCTCAGCTTGTTGATGGCCCGGCTGAATACATGGTGGATTCTCAGCGTTCCGGAACCGTTGTAGCCCAGCATCTTTTGCCCGTCTGCCAGTTTCCCGGCCTGCTTGACGACCTCCTGCTGGATTTCCAGAGAAGCCTCCAGCGCCTTTGCTTCAAAAACCAGTTCGCCGTCCAGCCAGGCTTTGCCATAGGTACCCGACATCACCTGGGACGGTTTCCAACTTGCGGCGTTCGCCATTTCTCTTCCCCCTTACAGATTGAACGTGATTTCCACGTCCTCGATCGCATCCACCGGCCGGACCGTTCCCAGCAGGTACAGTTTGTCGTCGGTGTCCGCCTCGCGGATCTGGCCTTCGTCCATCGCCTCCACTTCAGCCGTGGACATGATGGTTTTCAGGTAGGTCCTGGTGCTCTCCAGGTCGATGTCCAGCGTGCTGGTGCCGGCGCGCAGTACGCCTGCCGCTTCCAACGCCCGCAGATAGTCAAGCACCGCCGCGATGAGCAGCTGCTTGTGGACTACGTCGTTGGGCATTTTCCCGATATACGCGTCCTCGATGGCGACGCGCACGTCCTCCTCGATGCGGTTGAGGATGCGGACCACCTTGATTTTGCGCCACTCCGGCCCGTAGTCCGCGCCCTCGGTGGGCGTCACGGTGGTCAGGCTGGTCACGCCGCGGGCGATTTTGACCTTCTGCCCGTCGTGGTAGAGGATCAGCTTGCCGTCACCAATGGCCGCGTCCGCCTCGGAGCGGGTCAGGTGCACGCAGTCCTCGATCAGCGGGATGACCTTGTAGGTCACGGATTCCCAGAGCTGCTGGCCCGCGATGACGCCAGCCATCAGCGGCAGCAGGGTATAGGACGGTGTCGTCACCGCCGCGCCGGCAATCGTGACGTCGCTGGTCTCGAAGTTGATGATGGCGGGATGATCCGGCGTGGTAGCGCCCGCCACCAGGTACAGTGATTTCTTGCCGAGGTCGTCATAGGCGGATTTTGCCCAGACGACAAAGGCGGCAGCGTCCGCTTCCTCCAGGCCCGCCACGGTGCACACATCAAACTGCTGCGCTTCCAGCAGCGCGTAACCGTCCGCCAGGGCGGAAGCGTCTGTCAGGCAGGCCGCGATCACCGACTGCGGTTTGCCATAGAAAGCGTACTCCAGCGCCGCGGCGTTCGCGTCCGTCCACGCGTGCGCGGCCAGCGCCTCCGTCAGACTGGAATAAATTTCAACCGCGTCTTCCGTGATGGCGGCGTCCTGGATCACCAGGGCGACGCTGCCCACGCCGGCTGGGCTGATGGCGGCCTCAGCCGCCTCCTGAAATACCACCGATACGCTCGGCAGACCTAATGCGCTCATGTGCTCTCCTCCGTACTCATGTTGATTTCTGCCTCACCCAGCAGGGTGACAGCGGGCTCCTCCCGCTCCAGGTATCCGCACAGCGCCAGGCTCGCATACACGACATCCTCGCGCTCCTCTGCGTTGAAGTCCTCCATCCGCAGCACCGTACCGTCCGGCGCCGTCAGGCTGTTCTCGCGTCCGAATCTCATTTCCAGCGCGGAGACCGCATCGAACAGGTCGGCCTGTACGGCGTTCCCGGCCGCGTCCTCCCGCGGGAAGTAAACGACCTGCCAGCGCACCTTGAACTCGTGAATGCTGGACGCGACGTGCCTAGGTCCCCACGGCATCATCTGAATCATCAGGGCCGGACGCTTAAACCCGACCGGGAGGTTGCTTTCGTGCAGCTGCGGCACCGCGCTTTTGGGAAACGCCTCCCGCAGGGCGGTCTTCAGCGCTTCCCTGGTCACCATCAGCATCAGCGCATCACCTCCCTAAGCGCGTCCTGCGCGAATTCATCCGCGAAATGGTCCATTTCAGTCTCGATCGCATCCTCGGCCTTCTCCCGGAAGAAGCGCCCGGCTACCCAGGCCCTTCCCGCCTTTTTCGCGGCCGATTCCCGCGCGTCCCGATCTGTCGCGCGGTGCCCCGTGTTCCCGATGCGCTTTCCCACCACGTGCCCGTCGTTGACCATGCTGGCGTAGTAGACCTTTGTCCCGATTTCCATCTCGTTTTTGTTGTATTTTTCCACGTATTCCTTGCCAAACCCCGCGCTGCGCTTCTCCAGCGACGCGCGCAGCCGCCCTTCGTCGTCCGGCGGGGCGAACTGGCTCAGCAACTCGAAGTGCCGCTTGCCCACGTTGCGCTGCATGCGCTTGAAGGCTTCCGGCGTGTCCCTGGCCGCCCGGTTCAGGTCCCGGATGAAGCGGCTCAGTTCCACCGTTGAGATCATGCTTCACCCTCCCAGGTCCCGTCCACTTCCAGGTGGTGCCCCCGCACGTTGTACGGCGCGGCAAGCCTGAATTTCCCATGCCCCGGCACGTCTGCGACGTCGCCTTCCTTCACGGGCGCGCCCGCCATGAAGTACAGCCGGAAGCTCTTGCCCGTCACCACCATCGGCGCGCCCTGGTTGGCCGTGATGGTCTGCCGGGTCACCGCGCAGGGGATTTTTGCCACCAGCGACAGCACCGACGCTCCCGGCGTCCCGTATTCGTCCTCCGTCTGCGTCACCCGGTACAACGACGCGGTCAAATTCAGCATCCCGCCGTATCCCATTACATCGTCCCCCCCATGTACACGCGCAGCAGGGCTGCGGCGGCAGGGTTGAGCGCGTCCAGCCCGGCAGCCGTACCGGCGGCGCCGCGCGGGCTCATGTAGGTGATGGAGTAGTCGCCCAGGCGCTCGCTGGCGGCAGACATCCCGCCCTGCTCCGCAGAGGTTTTCATCTGCATCGCAAGCATCATTGCCGCCTGTGCCAGGGCGCTTGGGTAGGGCGGCCCCAGGCCGCCGGTGTACTTCACTTCGTATCCCAGTGACTCCCTTGGCCAGCCTCCGTCCCGGTAGAGCAGTCCGGCTTCCGCGTCGAGCTGGTAGTCTGTGATTTCATCGTCCCCGGCCTTCACGCTGTCCACCTGTGTCACCGGATACCCGCGCAGCCGCAGGCACTCTCCGGATTGGTGGATTGTTTCGGTGCGCGACTTGCTCTCCAGATGGCGGCGCAGGTACAGTTCAATGACCTCTGACGCCGCATCCGCCAGCCCGGCCAGGTAGGTGTCCCGGGTCGCGTCCCCCGCCGGGATGCCCAGGGCTTCTTTGAGCGAGGGCCATTCGATCAGCCTTGGCATACGTCAGACGTCCTTTCCTGGTTATTTCCGGGCCGGCTTTCCCTTGGCCGTCTGTTGTGTCGGTTCAGGCGCTGGTTTCGGAGCGGCCTGCGGGAACGGCTCCAGCGCGGTCGCGTACCCGCCGTCCACCAGCTGCCGCGCCTGCGCCTCCGTCACCTCGGCGATGGACCCGATCCCAAACACGCCGGCAGGGCCAGCCGCCCTGGTCTTGTACTGTATTTTCATGCTGCTCCTTACTTGAGGTAGACAATCACGCGGCCGGCGTTTGCGCTGCCGGCGCCGGTGATGGAGAGCGCCAACTTGTCATTGGCCACGCAGCCCAGGCTGGACGCCAGCACCTGCTCGGTGCTCGCCGTGTCCCTGGCCGCTCCGGCGCCCATCAGGATGTCCGTTTCGTCCTCGTCGTTGATGACCACGTTGTAGTTGTCATCCGGCGCGTCGGTCGCGTCGGGGATGGTCACCAGCCGTTCGACCAGGCCGGAGTATACGCCCTCAGTCGTGCCGGAGGCGGTCCCGTCGGCCGCCGACACCCAGTCAAAGGTAATTTTCTTGACGTGGGCCTGGTTTTCTTCTGTTATCGTGCAGGACATTGCCAATCTGCTTCACCTCTTTTACCAAAGCAGAGCCGGAAGGCGCTCCCTCCGGCCCTGCCGATTTGTCTGCTCAGGCGTTAGGCCGACGCGGTGGCCAGGGCGATGACGTTGGTGCCGTCAGCCATGACGATACAGGCCTTGCCGTTTGCGATGGTGGGGCCCGTGCCGGCCGCGGTTTTCACCGTCAAGGCCTGGCCCGTCCCGTTGATGAACACGTAGGGGATGCCCGCGGTGGCCGGGATAATGGCATTGCAGCTGCCGTTTGCGTTGGTCGGTTTGTGTACGGTTTTCAGCAGCTCGGCGGCGCTGAGCGTCCAGGCCACGGCGGCCCCCGCGTAGTCATGGGTGCCGACCGTGAACACGTGCTGCGCGTCGGTCAGTTTGACGCCTGATACATTCTTCGCGCTGTCCAGCACCACTGCCTTGCTCGCGGCAGCCGCCCCGCCTGTTACATTGTCCAGCGTGTTGATCTCCGCCGCCGATGCCGTAATGGCCACGCCGGCGATTTCAAGCGCGCCGCCCGATTCAATGTCCAGGGTTCCCCCGGACGCGACGACGAGGTTGTCGCCGTCGTTGTTGTAGACTTTCCCAGTGTTTGCCATGTCTTTCCCTCCTTACACCGTGATGGACTGCCACACATCACTGTGCTGCGTGACGGGAATCTTGCCGCTGCCGTACAGCGCGACCTGCAGCGCGTCCAGTTCGACGTTGGCGACCGTGCGCTGGTACTGGTAGCGCAGGTAGCCCAGGTTCACCGGCACGTCGATCAGGATGGTGTCGTCGCTCTTCCCGGTCGCCGTGGTTGCGGCAAAGCCGGCGCCTGCGATGTTGGTGAAATCGGT